TCTGACCGGACCAGAGATGCACGATCTGAAGCGTACTGCGTATCAGAAAGCGTACCGAAAGGCTGCTCAAGGCAAGCGTGGCACTCCGACCGAAGAGATCAACCGCTTCGGTGGCCGTGGCGCGAAAGAACAGCTCGATCTGAAAATCCCCGGCTACCGGGAAGTCAACAAACAATGGGGTCAGTATGCGGAACTCAGGCCGTATATCGAAGCGCGAGTCAATCAGAAAGCCGACTGGGGTAGCATCCCGAAAACGGTACGGAATGTTTTCAAGGCGCTTACACCATCCGGCTCGAAAGCGGCTGTTATGCTCCGGAAAGTGGCCGACGCTGACCTGTCGAAATTGCTGAAGTACACTCCGTCGCAAGTGCGCTACATGGCACAGAAGGCTGGAGTAGATGGAGCTGCTCAGGCACTGTGGCTGAGTGGTCAATACGACAAACTGTTGGAGGATTCCAAATGACTGAACTAGAACTGCTGCAAATGCGTTACGCAATGAACGAAGACACCATTGCGGAACTCAACGCGGAGAACGCTCAGATCAAGGCGAGGATCGTCGAGATCATCGAGGAAGAGGTGGTTGAAGATAACCCGTACTGGACGGCAACCGACGACCTGATGGGCCGCGACTTCAAACCCGCGCTGGAACACCGCGAACGCCTGATGGCCGGAGATCGTGCAGGCCGCATGTACGCCCAGCACCTGAAAGAGTTCAACACCAAGTACGTGGTGCCGCTGGCCGACGATCTGTCTGACGTGCCGGAGAGCTACATGGACCTGTACGTCAAGGAGCAGACGGAGCATTTCGGGCTGGGTGTCATCGGTGGCCTGAAGCGTTACGGCTACATCCTCGATGACATCAACATCGAAGGCGGAGAGCTGGAAGGTTACGCCATGCCGTGGGCTGGAAACGCCGGACCCGTCGTGGCACGTCAGCGCGTCGAAGCGTACTGGACGCAGCCGGACATCATCGAGATCATCGACGCTGCCGCCGACCGTACGTGCGCCAAGCTGGACTGGGAATACCAGTGGTCAGTGATGACGGGCAAGACGGGTGAGTTCATGGCCAAGTACCCGTACTACGAACCAGCTGAATAATGCCTGTATACGACTTCAAATGTGGTGTGTGCAAGACCATGAAGCAGAACGTGGTCTTGCCCATCACGCACGTGGAGGAGGATCGTCCAAAGTGCTGCGACCAGATCATGGGCCAGCACTTTACTGTGCCGCCGCAGGTACACTGGGTTGATCCGGTTATTGAACCGTTTCGTCACGTTGCCACCCCGGATCGTCCGGTCATTACCACGACCCGGCAGAACCGGGAGTACATGAAGCGAAACAACTTCGTCGACATGAACGATGTTGGGCCTCCAACCGACGAGGAACACAGCAAGACTCTCAAGGAAATCAACGAGAGTATCGAGAAGATTACGCCAAAGAAAGAGCTATCTGATACCATGCGTAATCAAGGACTTTTGGACATAGTTTAACGGAGAAGCAAATGGACCCTGCAACAGAGCAGCAAGCGCCAGAAAGCATCTCCATATCTGATGAGCTTTCAGCCGCATACGATGAAATGGATGCGGAAGAAACATCGGAAGTGGAGGAATTTGAAGAGACCGCAGAAGCCACTGAGGTGGACGAGGAAGCGGAGGTAGCGGAGGTAACGGAAGAAGAGGACGCCGAAGAATCGGAATCCCTTGACCAGCAGCTGAAAGACGAGATCGAAGAAGCTGCCGACTCCGACTACAACGAGCCAGCCCCTGAACGCTGGCCGAACGAGATCAAGGAGGTTTACAACAACCTCCCACCGAACGCCCGTAAGGCGATGCTGGAAGGCATCTACAAGCCCATGCAGGCGTCATATACTCAGGCAACACAGGATTTGGCCGGAATGCGCCAGACCGTTCAGCCCATGCTGGAGACCTTACAACAGCATCAGAACGTGTTTGAGCGCCTGAACGTCGATCCCGTGCAAGCCTTCCGTACGCAGATGGCATGGTCCGCGCACCTCGCCAATGTTGGTCCAGAGCAAGCGTTAAAGGACATGGCAGCTGCATACGGCGTTGACCCTTCGACACTGAAGCAAGAAGATCAGTTCAGCGATGAATACCTGAACCCCTTTGAGCGTCAGGCGAAGGCACAATTAGCGGAGCAAGAACAGCGCATTAATCAGCTGATGGGAACCCTGCAACAGCAGCAAGTTTCTCAAACTGAGCAGGCGCAAATTGCCCGTTATAACGAGGTCCAACAAGGACTGAATGACTTCATCAGCGAACAAAAGGATGGCAAACCCGCTCACCCCCATATCGAAAAGGTAGCACCAGCCATTGCCGGGTTGATTCGCGGTGGTCTCGTACGTGACACGAATGAATACGGACAGCCTCTGTCTATCCGTGATCAGGTGGCACAGGCGTATGACCTCGCCGTGAACATGGACCCGTCATTACGTGCTGCAAGCTCCGCCCCGAACAATGGGCAAGTGAGACGGAATAAAGCGACCCGGAGCGTTGACGTAGTTGCGAAGAGTCCTGCTTCTTCAGTGAAGGTTCCAAAGCAATCGCTCAGTGATGACTTGAACGATGTTTTCGACCAGCTGAACCGCAGGGTTGGTTAAATTTTTTTGATGAGGTATCAAACCAATGGCTGTTAATCTCACAGAATTGGTGGCGACCACGCTTCGCAAGCGAGGCTCTCTGGCGGATAACGTCACCAATCACAATGGTCTTCTGTTCACCATGGAAGATCGTGGCAACATCAAAAATGCAGGCGGTGGTCGTGATCTGACCGAACCCCTCCTGTACAACGAGTTGGCCACGAAGTTCTACGATGGATTCGAGACCTTCACCATCGACACTTCGCAGGAAGTGGTCGACGCAGCTGTCTATGACTGGAAGCAGCTGGGCGGGTTCTCGTTCATCTCCGGCAAAGAGAAGATCATGAACCGCTCGAAGTGGCAGGCGATTTCGATTGCCGAAAGCCGCATCGACGCCCTGATCGCTGGCCTCCGGAACAAGACGGGCAAGGCTCTGTACTCTCTGGGTACGGCTGACGGCGGCAAAGAGTTTGGCGGTCTCCGTCTGCTCGTCGCTGACAACCCCGCTGGTGCAGGCACCGTCGGTGGCATTGATCAGGTCGCCAATCCGTGGTGGCAGAATCAGGCCAAGGACGTTGCCAATGCGTGGACGACCATTCAGGCCGACATGAACGACATGCAGCTCCGCTGCACTCGTGGTGCAGATCAGCCCGATCTGTGGGTCGCCTCGAAGAATCCGTTCGTGGCGTACTGGGAGAGCTTGCAGGCTATTCAGCGCGTTGGTAACGCGAAGATGGCTGACGCAGGTTTCCGTACGCTGGAGTTCATCGGTGTTCCGGTGGTGTATGACGCACAGTGCGCTGAAGACCTGACCTCTGGTACGGGTCCGGGCCGCATGTACGCGCTCAACACCAACTTCCTGAAGTTCCAGAAAGCTCCGGAACGCTGGTTCAGCACCGAAGAAGCCCGTAAGGTCGAGAACGCGGATTACGATGTGATCCCGAACTGGACCATGGGTAACATGACCACGAATGCCCGGTTCTTGCAGGGCGTCCTGTGGCACGACGGATCGTAATCAGTACCACCTCTGACTCCGGTCAGAGAAAATCGGGAAGGGGCGGCGTCCTCCACCGCCGCCCCGACCCACTGTGGAGGAATGTATGGAACTGAGTGAACGAGAACTGGAGAAACTGGTCATCGGAGAGCAGCCCAAACCACGCGCTGTGTTCTTCGATCAGGCCGTTCTCAATGTTGAAGAATCAAATAAAGCAGGGCGGAGGGTCTACGACAAGAAGGTCTATATCCTGCTGAAAGCACCGGGCGTACGGGACTCTGTTTCGTATGAAGCTCAAAAGGCTGATGTAATTGAATACGCCGATGAATACCGGGCGTTTCTGGCCAGCCGGGAGCAGTCAAAGAAACCCGGCATCGAGATCATCCCGAACCTTGATCTCGCCCACTTACAGGAGCTGCGTGATTATGGCATCCTGACTCTTGACCAGTTGGCAGGGTCACAGGTGCCGGAGCATCTTGAATACGCAAAGAGATCAGCGGCAGCACTGAACAAAGCCATAGAGGAACAGAACCATGCCAGCGAAGAAACGCACCGCCAAGAAAGCAGAGACGAAGTCTTCCCCGAAGCCAGCCATGTGCATGAGGTACGTGGACAGCAACACGCTGATCATGTCGGACGACGAGAACCTGAAGCCAGCGGAAGAAGCGAAGCAGAGTCAGGAACTCCCCAAGGGGATGCGCCAGCTCGACGCGAACACGATTATCAAAGAATAAAGGACGAGTGGACCGTCACGCTCACCCTGTGAGGTAGACCATGAACTTGAAAGACATGCTCAATGAGGTGCTGACGCAATCGACGTTTCTTGCGCGGTCTTCATTTGTGAACAGCACCGATCCGGATGACAAGCAAATGGTCTCCATTGCGAACATGGTGGTCTCTGAGATCGTGGACTTTTATCCATGGACGCCGCTTCGCACAGTCCACCAAATCCAGTTGCAAGACAATCAAACAAGATACACGCTTCCAAGCGACTACTCCGCAATGGTTCCCGGCTCTGTCTGGGAGAGTGACGGTTCCCGTCCCGTCGATGCCCCTGTGCATGATGGATGCTGGTATCAGCTGAAGTTTTCCTCTCTCTCTTCAGCTGGCGCGGTTCGTGGTCGCTTTTATGGCAATGTATTTGAAGTCGCAGAAACGGACCCCGGAAAGATTCTCGACCTTGAGTACATATCCAAATGGGTAATCCGCAGCGAGGCCGGAGCAGGCAAAGAGCTGTTCACCGCTGATACGGATACCTTCGTCCTGAATGACCAGATGCTTATTCAGGGAATCAAGGCAGCATGGGCCGATGCCAAGGAACTGGTTCAGGCCGACAAGTGGCTGATGAAGTTCTACGCACGAATGAACCGCGAGATTGCCAAAACAAGTGGCGCTCAGAAGATCAGCAGCCGTCCCAAAACCACGAGGCGCGACCCGTATTACCCGCTGTACAGGACGTAAAGAATGCCTTCACAACTCATTTCACTCGACGCACCAATCGAAGGCTGGAATGCGTTTCACGCGAAGGACAACATGCCGCCGACTGCGGCCATTATCCTCGACAACATCATTCCCGGCGCAGGCCGCTGCGATACCCGCCGTGGCACCGATACATACGTTGATCTGGGTACGGCAGCTCCGGTAGAAACGGTCTTCTCGTTCAACGGCCTGACAACGAAACAGCTGATTGCTGCCTCGAACGGTGGTATCTGGTCGATTAATTCCGACCCCACCGTGACCCAGATTGCTGCGGCCAGCACGTACAGCAACAGCAAGTGGCAATGCTCGAACTTCCGCAAGGCGGACGAGAACAGTGTCTTGCTGCTCTGCAACGGAACCGACAATGCACAGGTCTACGACGGCACCACGATCAGGGATTTGATTGACTCCGATTCCGTGGGCATCGACTTCATTGGCGTCGAGGTATTCAAAGGCAGGGCGTACTACTGGAAAGACGATGACAACGCGTTCTATTACGCACAGGCGGGTGCGTACGAAGGAACGCTGAAGAAGTTCGACCTTGGCACGTTCGCCCAGCAGGGCGGCAAGCTCCAGATCATTGCCACGTGGACACAGGCTGACTCCGGCGATGGGCGCGATGACTACATCGTCTTTGTGTTCTCCACGGGCGAGGTCATTGTCTATCAGGGCGATGATCCAGAAACAGGTGGATACTGGGAAATGGTTGGGCGGTACGTGACCGCAGAACCGCTTTCGATACGTGGCTACGCCAAGTACGGCGCGGACACGATCATCATGACCAAAGACGGTTATGTAGCCCTGTCCACGATCTTGCAGCAGGGCCGGACCTCAGACGTTACGGCCTTCTCGCAGCTGATCCACTCTGCTGTCACGGACGCCACTGCAACGTATGGCGACAATTACGGGTGGGAATGCACTCTGTTTCAGCGTGATGGTCTGTTCCTGTTCAACGTGCCGATTTCAGACGACACCTTCCAGCAGCACGTAATGAACTCAGTGACAAAGCGGTGGTGCAAGTTCACCGGGATCAACGCCATCACCATGTGTGTCCACCAAGAGCGTCTGTATGGTGGAGCCGTCGACGGCAAAGTGCTGTCGATTCTGGAGGGTACATCTGATCTGGGCGCTCAGATTGAGTTCACCGCTCTGTACGCATACCAGCAGATGGAGAACCCCGGAACACAGAAACACCTCGTAGCGGCCCAGATTGTCTCCACACACCCAAAACCATCCCTGATTGAGCTGAGCGGTTACGCCGATTACGAAACGCCCGTACTGGCCCCTCTGGGCGTCCCTGCGTCGATCAATGCAGCGGTCTGGGACGTGGCTGACTGGGACTTAGCCGACTGGGCTGATGATGATGCTACCGGGCTGACAACCAAGGGCTGGCAGAATGTGTCAGCGTCTGGATACGGTGTATCATTGCTCGTGAGATTCGCGCTGATCAGTGAGAGCGTGATCTGGAGATCAACAGGACTGAGATACTCACTGGCTGGCGCACACTGAGGACTGAAAAATGCCATGGGACGTAGCACAAAATAAGTTTATCCGGACAAATGATGTTGGCTCTACCGGACAGACTGTCTGGCAAGACGACAAGAACAACACCCCAACGCCGATCAAGATTCGTGCTGACCGTCACGACTACCATGATCAGGATTTGGCCGATGGCATCTCTGCTTGTCTGAACCTCGATGGACTGACCACCATGAGGGCGGACTTGGCCATGGGGTCGAACCGGATCACTGGATTGGCTGCTGGAGCGGTTGGAACAGACGCGGCTATTTTCAGCCAAGTCTTTGACGCGATGACGTTCAATGACGTGTCACGTGTTCTGACGCTGTCGAGGACCACGGGGGCCGACCTGACTGCCACGATCCCCGGTGGCGATGGTGGCGGCGGAACAGGAACGGTGACAAGCATCGACATTGGTGAAGGCTTGTCTGGAACCTCCGACCCGATCACCGTCACGGGCGATATCAAGTTGGCCACCATTGGTACAGCACAGACCATATCGGGCGGCATTGATTCGGTCACCATCGACAAGCATGGCCGCGTCACACAGTTGATTGGCGGGGCGTTCTCCAACACGAACCTTGCTATCGGGACCAGAGATGCCTCGACCCTCGAAGTCACCTCGTCCACAGGAACGAACGTCAACCTGCCGTTGGCCAGTACGGCACAGGCTGGCATCATGTCCGCGTCTGACAAGACCACCCTCGACGGCCTGTCGTCTGGTGGCGTTCCGGCCATCCTGTCAGACGGAGCAACCCCGTCATTGAATACGGGGATCACCGGAGCTGAAATCCGATCTCTTATCGGAGCAGGTACGGGTGATGGCGATGGCGACATTTCTCAGGTTACCGTCACTGCTGGCAGCGGCCTGACGGGCGGTGGAACAGATACTACGAACCCGGTAAGCCTCACGTTGAACATGGGTACTCCGGGTACGTGTACGAGTGCAACAGCCAACGGCACCACCGCCGACAGCCATACACACGCGCTGGCCAACATAGATGCTGGCGATATCACGTCAGGCGTCTTGAGTGTATCGCAGGGTGGAACGGGCGTTACGACCTCGACAGGAACCGGGTCAACCGTACGCAACGGTAGCCCGACATTCACTGGCACGGTCACGGCACCGACGTTCAATGCGACTTCAGCGCGGGACAAGAAGACGCTTCAGTATTACTTGGAGTGGTCACGGGCCTTTGACTTTGTCCGCAACTTTGCACCCTTCGCGTACACCCTGAACGACGAGCCAAGCCATGCACCGCAGCTGGGCCTGTTCGCTGACGAAGTGGGCGACATCCTTCCCGAAGCGGTGAGCTACGACAAGAATGGCAAGGCAGTCGGTATCGACTATTCCCGGTTGGTCCTGCCGCTGATGCTGGTCGTGAAAGAGCTGCTGTTTGCTCATGAACATCCGGAGTACGAGGTAGCGTAATGGGCTACAAATCCAGCGGCACAGACTTTGCTTCGATGTTCATGTCGCGTGTGAACACGAAACGCGCCGACGTGAACTACGACGATGGTGGCATTGACATCTCGAACCTCTACGAAGCCATTGGAGACGGGACGCCACGGGCGAATGTTGGATTTAAGTCTGGAGGCACTGACCTTGCCCAGCTGTTCCGTGATATCAATGATGATCTGGTGTCTATTTCGTTTCCCACTTCGCCGTGGAGTATCAACACCACGGATGTGGGGTCACAGCCTGAATGTGGGTTCGAGCTACAGAATGATGGCGACACCCTGAAGACCAGTGCCGGTGGTTCGTGGCTAGCGGACAATGCCAATGACTGGCTAAGCACCGCGCCATCTGCGGGAGCAGGTTCAAACTACGAGTATTACTACACGATCAGCGGGACGCCTCTCACCAGCGCACCGCCCGAAGGCAGCGCGGCAAACTTCCAGACGTTGGGAACCACGCGGCGTTTTTACCTGTCTTTCGTCCCGTCCACCGGAACACGGACGTGTACGATCATCATCCGTATCCGCAAAAACGGCGATTCAGGTAGCCAGATCACTCGTTCAATCACTCTGACTCAGGAAGGCGTGTGAAGCGATATCTGAACAGGTCGACGCTTCACGATCTCCGGCAGCAGCTGGGCGAGACGGTCATGAAATGGCCGCTTGTAAAAGAGGTTGTGAGTGAGAGCGAACGCGTTGATATTCCGGTAGAATACCAGCTGATTGTTTATAACCGATTCGATATTGAAGGGATCGTCGACATTGAAGGCAAGGTGATAGTGATATGAGCGAATTTCTATTGCTGAAGGGAGCAGAACCACCCGCGCCACCGTCGGACAAGATCAGTATCTACGCAGATGAAGCCACCGGAAACCTCCGGATGAAGAAGTCGGATGGAACGACCCGTGAGCTTGTCGCGCAAAACGATCCGGAATTGAAGTCAATCACCATCGAGCTGCCCACGGGTGGAGAGGACATTTCGTTCTTCTTCCTCGACACGGCAAGCACGGTGTACAAGCTCCGCGCTGTCCTCGTGGGTAGCGCGACCCCGTCTTTGACATGGACTATTCGTCACGGGACGGACAGATCGGCAGCTGGAAGCGAGATCGTCACTGGTGGAACCACAACGACAAGCGTAACCTCTGGCGATGAAATCACCACTTTCGATGACCCGACGATTGTGGCGAACTCGTATCTGTGGGTAGAAACCACGGCTAAGTCAGGCACTGTGGATTCGATAATGATCACCCTGTATTACAATGAGGATTGATGAATGGCAACCCTGAATAAATTCCAAATCTTCGTGCAGGACTTGGCTCACGCCGTACACGATTTGAGTGTCGGCGGCGATCAGCTGCGGTTTTCTCTGACAAGCACCGAACCCAGCGTATCTCTTGATGCCGTCCTGACGGACCTTCCGACTCCGATCTCGTACACCAACTTGAGCGGACAGCCGACTTCGTTGAACATCACGATCACGGCCAGCGCCCATACTACGGGTACGTTTGCCCTCGAAGCGTCAGACCAGACTCTGACGGCGAGTGGCGGCAGTGTTGGGCCTTTCCAGTTCCTGTCGATTTTCAACCTCGACACGGTGGCGAAGGCTGACCCGCTCATCGGTTACTACGATTACGGTTCGGCACTGACGCTGAACGACGGCGAATCGCTGACCATAGATTTTGGAGCCAACGGCGCAGGCAACGGCAATATCCTCACCATCACGTAAGGAGGTGAGACATGGCTGTTACCCTGAGCCTCGTCAATCGAGGCACGGTTCCCGGTGATGGAACGGGCGATACTCCGTATGTAGCGTTCGGAAAGACCAACGACAACAGCACTGCATTAAAGGCTGGAGTTGACCTTGTTCTAGATGTAGCCCAGAACCGTATTCTGGGCCGTGCTTCTGTGGGAGCGGGAAATCCTGAGCATCTCACCGCCGCTCAGGTCCGCTCCATTCTGAACGTCGAGGACGGTGCAGCCGCCGATCAAACAGCTGCTGAGATTGAGGCGATTGTTGCTCATAACAATCTCCAAGGTGTTTCTGCCAACGAGCATATTGACTGGACCCAAGATCAGGGTGCCACCAATATCAATCCCGGCAATTACATCAACACCAGCGACCATACTCAGCTGTCCAATATCGGCACCAACACCCATGGCCAGATCGACACCCACCTTGCGCTGACCAATGAACACATTGACTGGACGAGCGCCACTTCGGCTCTGTCCACGACATCAACAGTAACGGCGCTTAATTACTTTGGTTTGGGGATATCATCTGGCGATAACACTGCATCCATTTCCATATCTGGCGGTAACGGAGGGGCCAACGGAGCGAACATCTATCTGTATGGCCCGTCACATGCTACCAACGCCAACCAGATGTACTTCCGTACCAGTGGCATTACTGAGCTTGTTTTTAATGGCACAGATACCTTTAACTTCCAAGGTAACGCCATTACAACGACCGGGAATATCACAGGCGGCAACCTGAGCGGAACCAACACGGGTGACCAGACCTCGATTGTCGGAATCACTGGAACCAAGGCCCAGTTTGATACCGCAGTAACTGATGGTAATTTCATGTACGTGGGCGATGCTCCAACGTCTCACACACATACCTTTGCCAGCCTGACCAGCAAGCCGACCACCCTGTCGGGTTATGGAATCAGCGATACCAAGGCGAACTTCAATACCGCGCTGTCTGATGGAACCTTCATGTTCACGGGCGATGCGCCGACGGCACATACCCACACGGTCAGTCAGATTACTGATCTGACCAACGGCGTCGAGGCGCTGACAGTCTCTGAAGTCAACCAGCTTGAGAACATTGGCACAACAACCATCACAGCTGCTGACTGGATAGCCGTCAGTAACCTGTCGGGAACCAACACGGGTGATCAGACGATAACCCTGACAGGTGATGTGACCGGGTCAGGAACGGGGTCGTTCGCCACGGCCATTGCCAACAACGTGATTGGCCTGCCGGAGCTGACGCACCAGACTGCCGGACAGATTATTTACTACGGCGCGTCCGGTGTTCCCGCCCTGCTGGGCATTGGCTCAGCCAATCAGGTTCTGTCGGTATCTGGCGGACTGCCTTCGTGGCAGACCATCTCCGCAGCCGACAACGACCTTGATCCAACGCCAGACACGGATCATTCCGTATCTGGTTTCACTGCAAGCATGCAGGTTGGTGAGGCAGTTGTCTTTGGCGACCTGTTGTACATGAAATCAGACGGCAAGCTGTGGAAAGCAGACGCTGATGCGGCCACGACCATGCCGGGGATGTACATGGCAGCAGCCACCATCGGCGCGAACGGCACTGGCTCTGTGCTGATTCAGGGTTTTGCCAGAGATGATACGTGGGTATGGACCGTGGGTGGCCTCGTGTACGCCAGCACCACGCTGGGTGGCATGACGCAGACCGCTCCCAGTGGCACTGGAGATCAGGTACAGGTCGTGGGTGTAGCCACTCACGCTGACCGTATTGATTTCCGGCCAACACCAATGCTGATCGAACTGGTCTGATGCCGGGATTGCATAAACTCGCAGGCGTCGACATCAACAACATTGCTTCGGTGATGGATGTTGACGCCTTCGTGGCACCCGCAACAATCGCAAAGACGGCGTGGTGCCACTTTGTGGACCGCTTCAACGATACGAACCTGACTCAGCTCCAGAACCACACGCCAGACCATGACTTCACAAGCGGCGGGTGGACCACAACTGCCTCGCCGCAGATCATCAACAACAGACTGACAGGAACCAGCGAGGGCGATCCGACCATTGATCCCGGTGTTGCCGACGTTTTTGCAGCGTATCAAGCTACGCCAGCGCCTTCCTCCACGGCAAACAGACAGAAGATTATTCTGAACTACACCAGCACGACGGCAAACTGGCAGTGCTATGGAAAATACGACAACGCCACGAACATGACGTTGTACATTTATGAGGACAATGGAGGGCTTACAATTCGAGCCACTGATCCGTTTCTGGTAGCTGACCTCACCACCTTCAACTGGATTGTTGCCTCCACCAGTGGAGACACGATTGCAACCGCATGGTACGACGACACGCTCACGAAGAAAGCTGAGTGCAGCTATACCGTGGCTTCGAGGTTCAACAAGACAGCGACGGGGATTAATCCCGAATACTCTGGCAGACAGCTTGAAGATTTCAGGGTATCGAACCGCAACATAACGAGCTTCCCGGCATGATTGTTTTTGCTGATATCATTACACCGTGGACAGGGGATGGGACTGAAGATGATCCGAATCGACCCAGACTCATGGATAATTACCGATTCGGTTTCACGGACAAGACCGGGCAACCTTCTGGCGCACTTCCACCCCAGCCGAACATCTTCGTCATCAACGTCAAGGTTGAAGACACGGTACTGGCACAGATAGATGCGGACGCTGAGTATTACGTCCTGTGGGAAGGAGACGAGCAAGATGCTTCGCCCGGAGCGCAAGAGTTTGGGCAGCTCCGTGCATACCTTGGACAACAAGGCATGGATCAGGAAGATATCAACGCGGCTATTGGACAATCTGCGAATGGCCGCACAAGACTTGAGATCACCGACGATCTCATTACGTGGCTGAAGAGCCTTCATTTATAAAGGAGACTGATATGTTTACCAAAGACGAACTGATGTATTTGCTGGAGTGTGTGGAGAACATTTCCATCAACACGACTCAAATGTCACGAAACAAGGCGCACATGAGCCTCAAGCTGTGCGACCTGATAGATGCAGCAGCAGCGGAGGAGTTGTTCAAGCCGGAAACCACGCCAGCCGCTCCCCAGCAGCGGGTTGCCAAAAAGAAAAAGGTCGCCCGGAAGAAGAAGTGACCCATGCTGTGGCGCATATACTACGATGACGGAAGCGCCTTCGACTCTTCGCAAGGAGAGCCGGAGGATGCGCCGTCGTTTGGTGTTGTCGCCATCTGCACTCTCGACGAAAGCCAAGGACGGCTCGTCATTAATGGATTTGATTTCTACTGCTACGAAACCGTGGCAGGCGAGTGGTACGGCTGTGACCAGTGGGGCATGGTAGACAAGCTGGTCCACAATCTTCCTTTCACCGCGTGGAAGATGGGCCGTACCGTACGCACCAAAGCCTTCGCTGATATTATCCAGAAGGCCACCACCGATCCTGATTTTCCACCCAAGTCCGGACGCTGCAAGAGAGAGCGTCCGCAGCAGGTTGTGGGGTAACGCGCCATGGGTATGACAACCCCAGTTGTCAACCTGATTGCCTTCAGGGGTCGCAACGACAACGGATCAGAAATAGCAGCAACATGGAAAGCAGCAGCTAACGTCGACTGGACACAACCTGTTGATGAGAACTTCCGGTTGCGCTTCCGGCTGCAAGAAACGGCTGGTGGTTCACTCAAGAACTTCGACGCTCATTTCCAATACCGCCATGTAGAAGGAACGAATACGTGGACAAATATTACACAGGTTGGCTCTGTCGTAATAGCCAGCGCGTCTAGCAACTTCGTTGAAGGAGCCAATACCACCCAGCAGCTGGGTACAGGTACGTTCGACGGCGGCTCTTGCATGACGGAGGATGGCGAGGCACTTACCAGCGCCGAAATTATTGCTGGCACGACCGATTACTCCGAAGTTGAATGCTGTCTCCAGATTTCAAGCACGGGCGTCGACAACGGAGATACGATCCAGTTCCGCTGCACCCTTAATAATGCCGCCCCGGATAATGATGCGACGGCAGATTATCCGCAGGTTACCGTCCAAGAGCTGACCAACTACAGCATGGACGCCACCACCCAGACGTATGCCGTCAGTGGTGTGGCCAATGCCTTCAGCATCGACTATCACCTCGATGCCTCGACCCAAACGTACAGTGTAACCACCGTCGACACGGGGTTCAGCAAGACGTACACCATGCAGGCGGAGACGGGTGCGTACACTGTCAGTGGCGTGGCGAATGCGTTTGAGGTTGCCCGACACCTCGAAGCTGAAACCCAAACGTATTCTGTTGCGAGTGTCGGCAACGCGCTGAACAAGACGTTCGTGATGCCTGCGGTGACGCAGACATACGCGGTTACTGGCGTCGATATCGCGTATGAGTTCGTAAGCGCGACCTTCGAGATGACGGCCCAGACGGCGGCGTTCACCGTCTCTGGCGTGGCGAATGCGCTCAACAAGGCATACAGCATGCCTGCCAACGCGGCCACGTTCACGGTCAGTGGAGGAACACCGTCGATATACACGCCGTGGACGGCGGACGCTGACCACTTCAAAGTCGACGAGAACACGGCTGGCCAGCACACGGCAGATGGCTACCATTTCCATGCCGCGACACAGGTCACGATGGGTGCCGACACGCAGACGTATGCGGTCAACACCGTCGACACGGACCTTCTCGTCAGCTACCAAATGGATGCGGCCACGCAGACGTACGCCGTCAGCTCCGTCGACAACGCATTCAAGAACACATACCGTCTCCCGGCTCAGGTCCAGACGTATGGTGTTACCGGGGGCGAAACCGGGCTTCAGGTAACAGGCGCATTCCCCGCCAACACGACCACGTACCAAGTCACTGGCGTCGACATTGCCCTGAAGAAGTCCGTGGTGATGCCAGCCACGACCCAGACGTACACGGTCTCCGGCGTAGCCAACAGCCTCGACCGCCTGTACACACTGCCAGCTGACAGCGCATCGTATTCTGTTACAGGGGTAGCCAACGCCCTGAACCGTCAGCTCCAGCTGGACGCTGATCCCCAGACGTATGCGGTTACAGGTGTTGATGCCTCCTTCGGCAATGACGCGGCCATGCCAGCCGCCACCGCCAACTTCACGGTCGCTGCCGGTACGGTTGCCTTCAGCAAGGACAGCAGGCTGGCCGTCGACACGACGACATACACCGTCGACTCCGTCGATACGACCATCGTTCGCACGTATACGCTTCCGGCGGTCACAACTCAGTTTGTCGTCTATATCTTGGAGCCGTGGCAGCGGCCACTGTTGCTTGCCCAGAGGCGCTTGCCTGCTGAGACGAATGATACTGTCGTAGCGCCCGGAACAGCCAGCTTCCCTGCGACCTCGAACTTGCCCATGCTGCCAGCGGCGTTCAGCGTCACGGGCGGCACGGTTGCTTTCCAGCGCGATATTTCAATGGGGGCGGAGACTGCGGCGTATAACGTCAATGGAGTCTCCGCTGATCTAGAGCGCCTCCTCCAGATGACTGCTCAAACGGCGACATACAATGTGGCCGCAGGAGAGGCAGCATTTTCGTATAATGCTCCATCGAGCAGAAGGGTGTATATAGTTACATGACACAGCCAGAAGAACGAATGTCCTTCAGAGAATGGACAGAACATTACGAGAAGGAACAAGAAGCACAGCGTTCTCAGATTGGTGATCTGACAAAGATCGTCCACTCGCTAAGCGCGGACGTGAGGACATTGGTTGAAAACCAAAGAGGGATGTTCTCGCGGATTAACAAGCCACAGGGACCAATTATAGCGGCTGGGCTGGCTATCGCGGTATCCGCTATTGGTGTTCTAGCCACGTTTATCACCTTGACGATCTCACCGATCAAGGACGAACTGACCCGGATGAACGAAGCTGATCTCCGATACAGGACGGCAACAGACGGTGTTCTGACGATGCTTGCCGACAATGTAACAGACCAACATGCGGACGTAGAGGTAGCAAGAGAAGCACAACGCTGGATAGAAAAAGAATTAGACAGGCAAGCGGAGAGGGTGGAGAAACTACATGAGGCAGGTGTTCTTTAAGAAGGGCGTGTATCTCTCAGGACTGAAAGAGGAGATGCTGGATTGCATCGACAAGGTTGCGAAGCTGTTTGAGCGAGAAGGGTTGTCGCTGGTGCTTACGTCAGCGAGGAACCCCGGTCACAGCAAGCACTCTCACCACTACAAGGGATTGGCTATAGATTTGAGGGTTTGGGATATTGAAGACGTGGACGCCATGTGTCGAAAGATTCGTGGCGTGTTGAACGAGGACTATGAAGTCTTCGATGAGGTTGATCACATTCACATTGAGTACGATCCGGAGCATGGAGCATGAGTAAAGGGACTTTCGTTCAGATACCAAAGTTCACCATTGGCAGACAGGGGCATTTCGTAACAGATTCGGAAGCGATCTACGATTCAGAGAAGTTCGGTCGCATCGTCGTGCCGCCCAATTTCGAGACTGATTTTGCATCTATCCCGAACTGGGTGCCGCGCTGGTTGTTCGACCCCATGCGGCATGCCCGGTACAGCGCGGTGTTCCATGACTATCTGTGCCGGACAGCGGAGTCATACAAGGAGCGGGTCATGGCTGACCACGTATTCCTTGAGGCGATGGGCGTGGAGGGTGTAAAGAGGTGGCGTCGAGCTTCGATGTTCAGCGCCGTACGGGCGAACACGTATCGCATGAGACTGATGAGGAAATGGAAATGAAAAAGATAATCGCGATTCTGATTCTGTTGCTGATGACCGGGTGCGCTCGTGTGTCTGTAAAGCAGAACTCTGATGGCACGTTTGATATGTCGAGCTTCACACTCTGGAAGGATATCGAGAAGGTGGACTTGCAGACGGAAGAATTTGTCGGCTCCGTTGGGTCGTCGACAGGGGCGGATCAGGCACAGACCATGATGGCTTTGTGCATCCTGTTCCCGCAGTTAGAAGGTTGCCCGTAATTGCCCCCCCTTCCTTTACGGGTGACCGGGTCCGGCCAGTTTACTCTCCTTTTCTGGCCGGACCTTTTATCACCTTAATCCTGCGTCGATCCTTATCACGAAACGCCAGCTTGGCCTTGGCGTCCTCGATCTGCTGCTCCGTATAAGGCGCGAAGATTTTATGCCTGTTCGCTGGATTCACTGGGGGGTATTTCCCGGAGGAAGGGTTTTCCGTTTTCATCGAATGCGACCTCTATGCCCTGTGGCAGCTCAATCATGATTCCGCATATTACTTGCTTTGACTCGTTGTGGATATCCATGAGCGCCTGCTGCACTGATGTTTGTACCTTGTAATCAGGGTCGACCTCGAAGCCCACGGACTTCATCTGAAGGTATCCTGCTTCCAGTTCAGTCAGGGAATTGCGTACCAGCAATCGGCGGTGTTTCAGTTTATTCATTTCGGTTTCCTTGTGGCATAATCGTTCGCTACAACGGGGGTCTCCAATGTACCGTGAGTCCATTCAGCGATGGCTAATGATGAACGGAGACCCCCCACATACAAAAAAGCCCTCCCCGAAGGGAGGGCAACAGGGGATTCTAGAACGGCATGTCTCCATCAATGCCGGGTTGAACAGCCGGGGCCGCAGCGGTGGGCTGTGGAGCCTGCTGAACAGGCCGTGGCGCTTCTTCCTTCTCGAACACGGAGAACCACATGCCGGATGGATCAGTCACGACCGGGATGCAGTCGAGCTTGATACGCATGCCCTTGTCTGTTTCCAAAAGAGTTCCGCAGCGAATCCAGCGGGTTTTCTCTTCACCGTCTTTGATGTACTTCCCGCTGGGGAAGACTACATCACCAATTACCTTTGCCATTAAGCACCTCTCTTTTCGATGTCCGCCCGGATGATCTCGCTGATCCGGGTGGTGGACAGGTTGAACAGGGTGGCGATATCGTCGTTGGCCACCCATGGATATTTCGCCTTGAAAGCGCGTATTGCTTTGCGCTGCCACGGCTGTACGAAGATGCGGTTGGTCTTGCCGCAGGAACATTTGACCTTGATCATACTGACCTCCCACCTTTTATCGCAGTGAACGCCTTCATGTACTCGTTCTTGAGTTCTTCGATGGCATGGGCCATGGCGTCCGTGTAGTCGTCGGCTTCGACCCGGACGATCAAAGGCTCAAGCTCCGGGTGGTACGACATGAAGTAAGCGTACGGGGATTGCGTCACCACCATTTGGAAGTGGACCTGTGCCTTGTGTTCCTTCGGCAGTCCACCGTCCAGCAGCCACTGGATATGGGTCGACGGCTTCGGCACCTTGATCTCGACCGGGACATACTCACTGGTGTAGCCATCCGGTGCTGTATGGGTCTGCTCGATGAGCGCGTCAGGTGAGGCGGCGATGATCTCGCCGTCCGTCACCATTCCCACTTTCCGGATGGGCATGTCCAGCACCACGGCCAGCCATGCCCTTGCTTCGTTTTCCAGATCGGAGCCACGGTCCATCCATTCGGTGGAGAACTCATTCTTCTCTGGCTCCTGTAACCCCAGCTGTTCGGCCACCATTCGGCCCAGTTCGCCACGAAATTGCGTAGACAGCTTCCCTGTGGGGGTCAGCAGTTTAGCGGCTTGTGAGGCCGTGAAGCGGCCCTGACGCAGAGACCACCATTCATCGGAGTATTGCTCGATATCGTGGATGATCATTTGCCTGCCTCCTTCGCCGCCTCGACCCGCAGCTTCTTGGCCCGGAGCAGGTTGTACGCTGAGCCAAACCGCTCGAACGGCAGCTGGTCCAGTGACTCGACTTCGCACCACTCAAGGAACTTGGAGATATCCGTCTCCGTTTCCGTGATCAGGGTGTTCAGCTCGTCGAACTGCTTGGGTGAGATCGGGTCGCTCAGCTTGCCGACCGGGATCACGGAGCCGTCAGCCCACAGGTTCAGGCCCAGACCCGCAAAGGCCAGTGCTTTCACGAGGCACCGCTGACGAGCGTCATTGACTGACCGCGCATCTGGATTCGGGATAGCGTTGAACCACTGGTCCATCACGGCCAGACGTGCGTTGGTGAAGAACGTGTCGCCGCCGTGCGTGTTGGCGATGACAACATCCACCTCGACCTCGACTGAGCCGTCACTGTGCGTGATGTCAGCGCGGTGGCTGTACGTCGACGCCGGGAACTTGCGCTTGGTCAGCATCCACGCCTTGTGCCACGGAAGGTATGCAACGGCGGGGCGCTTCTTGGTTTTCGGAAGATGGTCAATGTGATCACTGACCTCGATGCGGGACAGGGTGTCCCATACCAGCGATTCAAAGGACGCTGCGACCTTGGTTTCATCGTTCATAAAGGTTCCTCCACAAGAACAACTACATTGTACCGGAATACATTCCGGCATGCAAGAAAAGGGGCTACTCCTCTCGAAGCAGCCCTTCGTTAAAGAAGGTGAACTGAGTCTCGAAAACGCCCTTGAACCAGCGTTCGAGGATTACATCATTGCCACACGGAGCAGGTCTGCGTCCGTCCACAATGTCGTGACAGTGGGAACAGGCAAAAGCCGACCACCAATCAGGACTCTTGTAGCCCCGACCGCTTTCGACGGACGGAGCGTGGGCGAGAATGACGGTCTCTCGCGCATTCTGGCAACCCGGCAGGCGCAAACTGCACGACCGCAGTCTAGCGGCTCTGGTGAGCTTTGACATGATGCTGTACGGCCTCCACCGCTTCCATCGGTGAACGGACAATACACGTGTGTCCTTTCCATTCGCTGTGCCATTTTTCCTGACCCTCCTTCAAACGACCCTTTGGGGTCTTGACCTCGATCAGCATGGTGATTCCGTGTTTTCCCACAACCAAATCAGGGAAGGAGCCACCAACGGCACTTGCATCGTAAACGCTACATCCAATCTTTTCAAGGGCTTGCGTGATTTCCTTGTGATTCCCGTCGCGATTTGCGACGTATCTTGGTGCTGCCATCAGCCCGTTCCATGCCCCTGAATCGTCGACGTGTCCTTCATCAGATCAGTGTATCGGTAGCACGTCACAGGGAAGTCGGCGTCTATTTCGGCACACATACAGTAATCACAGCAGGGTTCCGTTGCGGTGTACGGCTCGATCAAACCAAGCTCTTCCGCTTTGTCCTGCATCTCCTCGCCGTCGATCCCGCCGCACCAGTCACCGCCTTGCCACAGGCAGAACTTGGCGAACTCGATCAGCGCCTGCTCCTTTTTATTCATTCGTCAGTCCTCTTTTGATTTCGACCCATGCAGTCTCTACATACGTATCGGGCAGGTAAGGGTCGCCGTCTTCGTCAAGGCTGTGGGTAACGCTTTGTGAATCCAGCTTATACAGAACCCCTTCGTTGTCCAGCCCGTAGAGAGACCCGTCAGTTGCTGCTGCTATCTGAATAATTTTCTTCATTCGATCACCTCGTTTGGTTTGGGGATAATCAGGTCAAGCGTTTGAGCCGCCCACTGTTCCAGCCACTCGAAGAACCACGACATTTGCTCCTTGTTCAGCTGCGAAGTAGTCAGCCGTGGTTTCTTCCGCGTGTTGCCCATGATCTCGTACTCGACCCAGCCAAAAGCCTCGCCCATCAGATACGCTTTCATGTCCTCGATCTCGTATCCGGTCTCATCACAGATCAGCTTCAGCGGTACGGCATGAAGGTAGCTGTTCTGCTCCAGACTTCGTCTGGATTTGTACAGCTTGATCTGCACGAGCAAGGGTTTGTCTGATGGCAGCTCGTCAATGTCTGCTTTGATGAGGCGGCGATGTTCTGCCGCCAGATCACCAGACGGGATGATATGTCTGTAAATCATTCCTCGTCATCCTCCAGCTTTCCTTTAGAAATCCCCATCGAGTACCAAAAGATATTTGCTTCAAGTTCGCTGATGCGATCCATTGCGCTGACATACTTTGCATGAATGGTTGACGTTTCCAGTTCAGCGATGCGCTTTTGGTACATTCCATGCCCTGCATGAAACGCTGCCTTCACCATTCGCTTTACTTCTGCAAGCTGTTCAGGCGTTGCACGATCCAAAGCACCGGGGCTGTTATCAATGCGATTCCAGTATCGCTGAAATTGTGATTCACTCATCGTCATCCTCCAGCAGTTCAAAGTACCTGCACTCCATTCTCCACGATCTTGCTTCACGCGAGGTCACTCGTCGACGCTCCTGCAAGGTGATGTACTGGCCTTTCTTGGCCATGCAAGCTCGTTTAAAATCCCGTAGCACAGCAGGCTCGTTGGTCTCCACGTAGAGCGGGTCTGTACACCCGGCCAGCAGCAGAACAAGAATTGTTGTCAGGTATCTCATTCGACTCGCTCCATCAGGTTGAACGGGATTCTCTTGCCGCGTTTCGTGGGATGTTGCCCCGCACCATGATTGGTTTTGAACTTCTCCGGAGAAACCTCCGGCCAGTCAGCCCAGCCATCGACGATCTGGCGCATGTGAATACACCAGAGCGTGTCATCCGGTACGCAGCGAAAGAGGAATATGATCTGCTTGCTCCACATGGGCTTGCCCGTCACTGCGGAACGGAAACAGAACTGATCCTTCAGCGCCTTCAGTTTGCCCTCTTCGAGCATGAACCCACCCCACTCCTCCACCTGTTCGTGGGTGTAGTTCACGGCGCGTACTTCAGCAACGCCTGTCCACTTTCCTTCCTCGTATATCTCGAAGTCGTAGTGGTCCTTTCGGCGCTTCGGTGTAATGTTCGTCGAAACCTGCGTCACCCCCAAAGCTGCGAGGTGTCGCCCGTATTGGAACTCAGCTACCTGCTCGTTTTGCAGGTCGTTTCTGTTCTCGTCGTGCATCAGTAAATCTCCTGTAGTTTTCCATGAGCATTGGAATCTGGAAGTGACCAGCCTGTTCGGCCCAGCGGCGGAAGTCTGACATTTCCCATTTCCATTCTCGTTCAGTAGTGATCACGGTGGCCCTCCTTTCGTTTGGCGTATGCGATATTTTGGTTGGTGATCCAGCCCAGCAGTTGCTGAGATGGAACTTCGGGTGTCTTGTGCAGCTTGCGTGGGAATACACCGTGCAGCTTCTTGTACTTATGCGCGGCCCAGCCTTCGCTGTAGCCATGCTCGTGTGCGTACCAGATCAGCTGCGAGTAGATTTCCTGCTTTTGCTGCTGCTCAGAGACGTTCGGATTACTCAGTCGTTGCAGCACCCCATTCTGGACCTCGACCTCGTGTCGGCGTCGAGCCATGTGGCCACAGACTGTACACTGCGGTGTACGTGGCGGGACCAGCGAGTGGCACTTCGGACAGTTCCACGGCTGCGGCTCGTCCGGCTGGCGGGTATCGGAGTTGGTGCCTTCCTCGCCCATGTCCAGCCGTTGAGGCAACGGGTCGTCAGGGAATCCCAGCCGCTCGATATTGCCGGAGTGGTCGAGGATCAGCTTCACCGTGTCGCCGTGTCGCCGCAGGAATCGGCCCAGCATTTGGATATGCAGTGACAGACTGCGAGTCGGGCGGCACAGGCCACCGACCTCGATGTCGGGCATGTCGAAACCCTTCGTGAGAACCTCACAGTTCGTCACCACTTGGATATCACCCTTGCGGTAACGGTTGAGTACATCCTTGCGGCGTTCGTCGCTGTCGTGGCCGCTCACGTGGTCAGCCATAACGCCTTGCGCCATGAACTCGTCAGCAAGGAACTGTGCGTACGCCACGGTGGGCGTGAAATACAATCCTTTTTTGCCGTCAGCTATCGACTTGTAGTGCGCTACGATATCGCCCGTCAGGACGTTCATTCGCTCCTCGAGAGCCGTCAGGCTGAAGTCAGCGCCGGAGCGCCTGATGTTGGTCAGGTCCGGGGTTGACGGGCCAAAGGCTTCGTACTCAGCAAGGTAGCCACGTTCGATCAGCTCCTTGGTCGTTGTGGCGACAACCAGATCATTCCAGATCAGGCCAAGGCCACGGGTGAACGGGGTCGCAGTCAGCCCGATATACTTCCGTGCGTTCCACGTGTCGATCATCTCGCCAATGACGCTGTAGTTGGTATGCGCCTCGTCGATGATGCACAGGTGGTGGTCTGGCCACGCCCTCCTGCCTCGACGCTGGAGCGTCTGCAAGCTGGCGATCTGGACCGGGGCCGCGTAGTTGCACATGGGGTGGTCGCCCTGTACCACGCCGAAGGGGATGCCAGCCTCGTAGAACTTGTCGAGGGTTTGATCCAGCAGCGTGATGCGGTCTACTGCGAAAGTGATTTTGCGGTCATGTTTCAGGCCGTGCTTGATGATGTCCATTGCGACATGGGTTTTGCCGCTGCCTGTCGGCATTTGGAGTAGCGTTGAAACATTCTCGCGAAGGGATGCGTACGTCTTGCTGATTGCGGTCTGCTGATAGTCACGAAGCATCGTAGACCCCCTTCCGCATCCGGATCACGTGGCGCTCGACTTGCTTGAGCCACATATCCATGTTCTTTGGCGAGAGAGAGGTCGAGATTTCGCGACCTGTTTTGTTGCAGACTATCTTGCGGTGGGTCGACCCGGTATATCCGGCCAACCTGCAATCCAGTCGACGCAATAGCTTCCGAAGTTCTCGTTCTCGTTTGTCCATTCTTGCTCCTTGGATACTGGTGAGAAGGCCATAGTGGTCAATTAAGACGGAGGTGTACTCCTTCTTTTGCGTTCCCCGGCTGTCGGCTGTCCGTGTCGTGGACCAGTCGCTCCAGCCTGATGAGGGAGGCCACCCCGGTTCGGATACCTGCTTTTTGTTACTCCGCGCTCACAGGCTTGCGCTTACTTTGAATCCGGTACACCAATCTGCCGTTTTGCCGCCGTCTTGAAGCGGGATTCCGGGTAGAAAATCTGATGGGGGGCTTGCGCCTCTTGCCAACGATTTTCTCGCTGACGGGTAGACACGGGGGAATCATGATGAGATACTTACCTCGTACTACCCACGTGTCAGCTCGTTACTGCACACTTTAGCACTTCTCCTGATAGTGTCGCAACCCCCCCATATCTTGGGGGGGATTGCATTCCGGCACACAATATCTTGTGCCTTTCCCATGCCCGTATCGACCTCACGGGCTTCGCCGTTACTGTAAGCGCCCAACGCAAGAGGTGTAGCTGGCTTCAGGTGCATGCTATGGCGCATGCTTTCCAACCTGACGCCCGATCACATTGCGATACAGGCTCATGGCATTCCTCCTCGACACATTGCGTGTCTCATTTCACGGTGGTCTCTACATCCCATCCATTGTCACCCGGACGGGGCGGATCAATTTCCTCCGGCAGTATGCGAACCACTTTTGCGGTCGCTACCCCGGTACTCTCGATCTTGTCAGCGAGATCGTGCGCTTCGTTTTCTGTCATTACATCTCCTTTTTGGTCAGTGAAACACAATATGTTGTGCCTCTAGTTGCCCGGAGGCACAAGATATTGCGTCAGCTTCCCTCCTCCAGCACATTTCGTGCTGCCTGTATCTGGCGTTCAGCGAACCGCAAGCAGTCTGCTGCCGCCATCAGTGTGTCATCCTCATCGTCCTGATGGGGTCTTCGGTTATCGGCGTAGTTGCGGAAGTTCTCGACGGCGACCTCAAGGATCACCAGCTTGTCCTCGAACTGCTCCTTCGCCCATGCCAGTCGATCTGCGAATGCTAGAGCCATGCGTTCAATATCTCCTCCAGCCCGTAAAGGACTGCACCACAGATTCCAATCAGCAGCAGGAACCCGAAGGCTCCTGCCACTGTCTCCAGAACGAGCTTGGCTTTATTCATGCCGCCACCTTGAACCCGGTCGCTTCGTCGCAAACCTGAGTCAGCGCGATGGTCCGTGCAGGCATCTCGTGGGCGTTGACACCCTTGAGAGCCTGAGTTGCGGCGTTGAACATGCGCCAGACAGAGCGGTCATTGCCGTGATCAAACGTGGGGCGATCCCACTCGTCGACGACCTTGCCGATCCGGGCGGGGTTGACCGCGCCATGCCGCAGCATCTCGACGACCATGTGGTCAGCGGCGATCTGGCCCAAACGAGCTTCGCGGTAAGCGTCGAAACGCTTGTTCTGCGACTCGTTCATGGCGGGAATGCCTTCGAGCGTACGGCTGATCATTTCAGGCAAGTCGACCATGATGTTCGGCGTGTGTTTCCGTCCAAGCATGTACGTTCCCCAGAAACACAAGTTAGCGCAAACCATAATCTGGTTGCCGAAGCAAACCTGAGCGCCGAAGCGTTTGTCGAGCGAGTTTCGAACGCCCATCATGGGCATTTGCAAGTCGCTTTCCACGCCTGCGAATCCTTCGAGGTGAATCACGCCGAAGTAACGAGCGCCGTCATGGCTCAAGCCGTGGTGCTGCTTGCCGAAGGTGATCCCGATATCTGCCAGCTTGTCGCTGAGTTCATCGAGCAGCCAGCTGTGAGGTATCGGCTGATACGTTTCAGTGACTGGCGGAAGGACCACGCCTTCGAGTTCGCTGCGGGTCACGTCTTTGCACTTGTACTGTGAAAGTTGTAGAACTTGAGCTGCCATTTCAGTCTCCTTTTCATGGTAAAATGAAGCGTCGAAAAGACGCGGTAAATAGCTGTTTAACAATATAAAAGTGCCTCAGAAAAGACACTGGTATGGGTGACCTCCACCACCCATAGCAGTAGCTTATCACGAAACAGGTTCCGAAATGCGCTCAAAGGTTGAGCGGCTCCGTTTCGACAAGAGCGCCGTCATCATCGGTGTAGCAGTGATAGATGGCACGGAGTTCTTCACCGTCAGCGGAGTAGCCCCAGCCCTCCTCGTTCGGGTTGATGGCATCCATCATGTTGTTCAGAACTTCGTCGCGCTCGACGGCGCGTTGGTGTAGCGCCTCGATATCGAGGATCAGATCGTCGAGGATGACCTTGAGCAACATCTTGTCCCTCGTGGGGATGGCGGTGTAGCCGTTGTCGTGAACCATCTTGCTCAGACCTTCGATTGCCTTCTTGCAGCGTTCGGGATTGAAGTCGTATTCGCTATTCATTTCATTCTCCTGATGGTAAAAGTGGGACAACATCAAAGGGCCGGAGTTCCGACCCCTTGAGGTTGCCCCCTTTCGGGGGCGGTGGGTGGCGATTAAACTTCGGTGACGGACAGCAGGGATATCTCTCTATCCCACTCGCACTCTGCCTCGATTTCATCGTCGAGGTCTCCGTTGTCGAACATCTCTTCGACTGCGGCTTCCGCGCCGTATTCGTCTTCAGCATGTCCCAGCTCCGCGCATGTTTCCGCAGAGACGGTCGTGGTGATGCGCTTGGTGATGGTCACCTCGAACTCGACCTCGAAGTCAGGCTTGTATTCGTTCAGTTCTTCCGGGTCGAAGATGTACTCGTCAACCCTTGCGTCGACACGGACGATACCGTCCTGCCACTGGGTGGGGTCGAATGCGACTTTCAGGCTGTGCATCGTGGCCTCGACCCACGAGTCAGCGGCAAAGCGGGTGCAGTATTCCGCGCTTATGATGCTGTTCTTGTATCGAGAGACGTGATCGTCCGGGTATTTCTCTTGGATGCGAGTCACTGCCACAGTACCGACATAAAGTATACGCTTGGTCATTTCAGTTCTCCTGATGGTGAAACGATGCCGGGTTGGCATCTCTCAAGCCACTTCGACAGTAGCTTGGAGATGCCCTCCGAAGAGGGCAACGAGATCATGAATCGTACGGGTTTTCCGGGTGCTGCCGCATTGCCCGATACGTTGCGTGATGCAGTGAGTACAGGAGCTTGCGGAAGTTATCGACCACGAAGTCATTATCCTTGAGCGATTCGTCTCTGATGAACGATGCACAGAATTTGTGTGGATACAGGTCCAGAACGCCGTTCATGATGGTCTTGCTTTCGTCACCGAAATCCTTGGTCTCGATGCCGTTCCAAAGCATGCGGACCACGTTACAGGTCTCGCTCAGGGCGAGATACTCGTCGTTCGAGATGTAGTAGAAGTTCCCCGGCTCGTAGCTGTCATCATCTTTACCTGCCGCCGGAACATCCTCGCGAACATGGTTTTCCGTGATGGCTGAACACTGGTTCAACAGAGCTGAAAGAGCGTAAAACATAGTGGTCATTTTCTCGTATGCGTTCATTTCGTTTCTCCTGTGGTTATGTGATGCGGCTGCATCTCTGAACCCGCCGAAGCGGGTAGCAGAATTACCAGATACGAACATCTCTACCGATCAGCCGGGAGGCCAGTACGGTGATGATGCCAGCGAACGAGACCAAGATGATGCTGATGATCATTTCCGAAGCTCCTCGCGAAATGCGGTGATGAGGTCTGCCGCGATACGCTCACGCGTTTCATCGTCGGCGTCCGGTGCCATTACGTTCTCGACAAAGCGTTCAAAGATATCGAAGGCTTCGCTGAGATACATTTGCTTGAAGATGGGCTTGAATCGTTCCATGGTTTTCTCCTTTTGGTGGGTTCAGAGATACAGCCCCAAACAACGGGGCCATATCTCAGGAGAAGAGTGAAATGTACGCTTTGGTTCCGTCTCAGTGCAGGAGGGAGCAGGTAGTCACGAGGATTTGCTGGTCCGCCTCCGCCCGTTACCAATCTGGGTCAGGGAGCGTGGGTCGATCATGGCACGTCCTCCGAAGAGGGGCCGGGAGTTCCACCCGACCTTTAGAGACCTCGCACGGTCTTGACTGTCTGCACCCCAAGGATTCGCGGCGAACGCACTCTCCGAAGAGCCTGAGACATGGCCTCGTGGGTTGGTCCGAAGACGGACCCAGTTGGCGCTGTCACCCCGGTCTGGCCGTGGGGCTTTGGCCTCGCCACTTTCGGATCAGTGGCCGTCCGGCAGGTATCGGCAGTCCTCGTCGCCGGAGGCTGAATTGCCGCCTCGCCGTTTTTGACAACGAGCTGGTTCCGGAAGTTCGATTGTTTGTTTCTATGGAAATCTGAATACCGATAGAAAAATGTAATAGATAAATTTCGGGTTCTGGGGAACTTCCGGGGGAACTTGATGCCCAACGTAGTGAGCGGTGAGATGCCGCTCCCCGGAACCACCCGCTCTTTCAGAATCAATCGCCGCTGGGACGCTCATTGAGCGGAACCCCTGAGACAACCAATCAGGACGGCAGTGGACCCCGGTCTGGAGATCAGACCAAGAGGACGCCAGCGGATAGAGCGACAGCCACACGGCTGCTACTTAACAAGACACGAGACAGACCCCACGACCCTGATCAGGCATTGTGACCCAGTTCAGAGACGGCGAAGCAGCGCATCAGACGCACCGCAGGGGCGGTCAGACTCACGACTCACCATATGGCATGCACAGGCTGCTACGGGGAGACGGCAGACCTGACGCCTGCACCCGCTGAGATTCAACGCAACGCAATAACTGACACGGACACGGTGAAGACGGGAGACGGGGAGAAGCTGAGCCTGTGCCAACGCCGATCCCCCGAACCTCATGCAGCACCACAAGCCCTGAATCATTTGTGAAGACGCTCAGCGGTCACCAATCAGGAGAACGCCATGAGCATCAACAATGCAGTGATCGACATTCACAGAAACCGCGCCAGCAAGATGACGCTGACCGGGCTTCGAGAGTTTAGAGAATGGCTGAACAGCCAGTACATACCAGCCAGTTGCGTAAGCATCAGCGAAATGATCGAGGCCACGGATCGAGTCTACAGAGACGAGATCAAAAGGAGAATGAAATGAACACGAATGAATACTGGACAGAGATACACGCCAACATCAGCAACACCGAAACGAACACGCTCCGGGACATGCTGGAAACATTGGAACAGTTCAGAAACGAGACGACTGAAGACAAGCCGTTCGAAGATGAATGCGAGGTGATCAGATCAACACGCATCATCATTCGGCGCGAACTGATCGAACGATGGAAGTTCGACAGCCAGTTCGACAACCGCTTCGAGCGGTATGCAGGATGCTAGACACGCACCACCCACTCAGATAGCCACAGAGACACGCTGAGCGCCTTCACAAGCGATTCAAGACACTGATCAGGACCACAGGGACCAGATCGGGCGATCATCCTGCCCACAGACCCACAGAGTAGAGACATACAGACAGACAGTGTTACCATAGCCCACAGCTATCAAAGTGCATCTTTAGATTCACGAGGATTATCAATGGCATCAGGTACTAAACTCGTACGGTCCACCCAACGTCCAGCCGCTTACCACGAGAGAATCAGGGAGCGGATCAGGACCGGGCAAATCGTGAGCAGGGTCCAGCGGTGCGCTTTGGGCGAGGAGGAGATGACGAACACGGAGTTCCAAGCCGCTAAGCTGCTGATTAATAAGACGATTCC